GACCCCCTATTTTACAGACCCCCACCATCAAGTAGTTGTTCTTTACTCAACACTACCCCTCCCCCCATAGCACAACCCCCTATTCACATTCCTCTTGACGCCAAATTTCCCCCGTTGACAATACCCTCATGTCATTCGCTTCTGCTTTGGCGGCGCGAGCATTGAAGTCCCAACCCGATACCCCCGCGCCTGCCGATACCCCTGCCAAGCCTGTCGTCTCCGGCATGGACGAAATCCGTCGTGCCGTGGAAGCCTTCAAATCCCGCCAAGGCATCACCGACAACAGCCGGGTGCGTGTCCTGACGGCGGACGAGTACCGCAAGGCGCGTGGCGAATGAGCGGGTGTATGATTCGGGTCTGCCCCGGTCCTCGCCGCAAAGGTCTTGTGTCATTTGAAGAGTACGCGCTTGATTGGGTGCCATGCGAAGGCAATGTGGTGTTTGAGGCGCGTGAACCGCTGGCTCCTGGCGGCGTCATGCGCTTATGCCAATGGCATTACGACCGCCTTAGTGAGGCATTCAACAAGCCGTTTCATTCCGTAGTTTCGGTGGTTTAGCTAAGGTAAAAACTTTTACCTAACGTATCGAGCAAAACAGCACAGCAAAGTGAGCAAACGTGACGTATCAGTTACACCTGGGCGATTGCCTAGAAGTCCTCAAGACGCTGCCCGACGCTTCGGTGGATGCCGTGGTGACCGACCCGCCCTATGAGCTTGGCTTCATGGGTAAGCGTTGGGATGCTTCCGGCATTGCCTATAACGTCGCGCTCTGGACCGAAGCCTTGCGCGTCCTCAAGCCCGGCGGTCATCTCCTCGCCTTCGGCGGCACCCGTACCTATCACCGAATGGCCGTTGCCATCGAGGACGCGGGGTTTGAAATCCGCGACTCATTGCATTGGGTATACGGGTGCTTGAGCGAGGACACCGAAGTCCTCATCGACGGGGAGTGGGTGCATTACAGTAAGGCCACGGAAGGAAGTCTCGCATTATGCTATGATGCGAAGCATGATACCTACGCATGGCTCCCCATCCAGCAGCTTTACGTCTACGACTACGACGACACTGCCTACCGAATCGAATCCGCAGACACCGACCAGATCGTCAGCCGGAATCACCGCTGCCTCGTCCAGCGAAACGGGCGGTGGGAGTTCGCCGTTGCCGAGGAAGTGGCACGGGAACAGGAAGCGCGAGTACCCGTTCTGGAAGCCTTGCCAAGCCTGCTCGACGCCCTTCGCGTGTCACAACCGAACGCAAGCAGTACGGAATCGCTTCTGCGCGTCCTGCTTGGAGAATCAACTACGAGCGCCCCGGACGAAGAAGCCGAAAGAGCAGCGAGCAGGGCTGGTGTTAATGAAGTGTGCGGCGTGCGGAACGGAAGCGTGGAAGCTGAGAGCGTGGATTCGGAAGGTGGCGCGACCGACTTGCTCTCGTCGGTGCAACGGCTTGATACGAGGCGCGGAGTTGGCGAAGCACGCGCACAAGGGCCGCGAGGCATGGACGGAAACAAGCCGCGAGACGTATCGGCAGAAGATGTCTGGAGCGAACAATCCGGCATGGAAGGGTGGGGCGACTTTCAAGAGAGACAAGGGGAACTACATCGGACCGAAGTACGTTCGATGCCCCCCGGCGTTCACGGAGATGGCGAGGAAGGACGGCTACGTCATGGAGCATCGGCTAGTGGTGGCAATGGCGCTGGGGCGCTGCCTGACTCGGACGGAAGCGGTTCATCACATCGACCACAACACACGAAACAACGCGCCGTCGAACCTCATGCTATTTGCCACGAATCGGGATCACAAGCTGTACGAGGCGAAGGGTTCACCGTCGCCTCTCTGGCGAGGGTGACGCCGTTTCACTACACCGGAACAGTCTGGTGCGTGAAGGTGCCAACTGGAGCTTTCGTCGCTCGTCGGAACGGCAAACTTTTCGTGACGGGAAACAGCGGATTCCCGAAAAGTCTGGATGTCAGCAAGGCCATAGACAAGGCGGCGGGAGCGGAGCGTATCCGAATGTTGGTTCCCACGCGCAACGGCAACGCAGAGCGTCGCGGCGAGGGTGCGCAAGGCAGCACCTACGGCGACGCGCACGGAGGGTTTCGCGATGAATCCGCTCCTGCCACCGACGCCGCAAAGGAGTGGGAAGGTTGGGGGACGGCCCTCAAGCCAGCACATGAGCCGGTCGTTGTCGCTCGCAAGCCTCTCGTCGGCACCGTCGCCGCGAACGTGCTGGAACACAACACGGGGGTGCTAAACATCGACGGATGCCGAGTGGGAATGGGTGGTCAGCTAAAGTGGAGTCAGCCGCGAGGCATGGGGTCCGAAAACAGCTTTGCGGACGATGCGTGGACGCAAGCACGAGGCCGTCCGTTCGCGGAAGCGTTGAGTAGCCCTGCCGGTCGCTGGCCCCCGAACCTCCTCCTCTCCCACACCCCCGAGTGCGGCGAAGCCTGCGCCGAGGATTGCGCGGTCGCGGAGATGGATAGGCAGAGCGGAATCGCGAAGCCGAAGCCTCAGCGCGCAGGTCGTATGGGCGGGAACCGCGACGGATTGGGCATGGGGCGCGGTGGCAATGCTATCGGCGTGTGGCCGGAGGATTTTGGTGGCGGCGCCTCCCGCTTCTTCCCCGTGTTCCGCTATCAAGCCAAGGCCAGCCGGTCGGAGCGGGAGCGCGGACTGAACGAGGGCCAGAAGGCAAGCCATCCGACCGTCAAGCCCGTCGCCCTTATGGAATGGCTGGTGCGCCTCGTCACCCCGCCCGGCGGCGTCGTCCTCGACCCGTTCACCGGCAGCGGCACGACCGGCGTAGCGGCGATGCAGCAGGGCTTCCGTTTCGTCGGCATTGAGCGTGAGCCGGAATATCACGCCATCGCCACGGCGCGGATAGAACACGCAATCAAGCAGCAGCCCGCGCAAATGGAGTTGACGCCGGCATGACTCCAGCCGAAATCGAGGCGCTTCTTGCCAAAATGACACCGGCTGAAAGGTCGGAGTTTTTTGCGCTGATAGCTGCCGAGAAGAAGGAGCCGAAGTTTGTCGACCCCGGTGCCCGGTGTCAGACGGCGTTCATTGACGACCCCGCTCGACTGAAGGCCGCGCTTTGCACCCGTCGCGCAGGAAAGTCTTACGCCGCCGGCCTGATGCTGCTGCGCGAGGCTTACTACAACCCCGGCGTCTCCTGTCTGTATGTGGCGCTCACCCGTGCCTCGGCCAAGCGCATTCTCTGGAAGGACATCCTCAAAGCCATCGACCGCGAGCAGGGGCTGCAATGTCGGTTCAATGAGACGGAGTTGTCCTGCACGCTCCCGAACGGCAGCATCATCTACCTACTCGGCATGGACGCCGACGAGCAGGAAAAGGACAAGGCCCTCGGCCAGAAGTTCAAGATGGTGGTGGTGGACGAGGCCGCTTCCTACAACGTGGATTTGAACGAGATGGTCTACGGTATCTTGAAGCCGGCTACCGCCGACTACGGTGGCACGATTGCCATGATTGGCACCCCCGGCAACATGAAGCGGGGTTTGTTCTTTGACCTGACTGCTGGACAGGACCCCAGTACTCCTGGACGCTGGGAGAAGATGGGTTGGTCTTGTCACCGCTGGACCGCGTTTGAGAATCCCCGCATGGCCGACAACTGGCGAGCGGAGATTGAAGACTTGAAGTTGGCGAACCCCAGCATCGAGCAGACGCCGTTGTTTCAGCAGCACTACCTGGGCAAGTGGGTGGTGGACGACAGCAAGCTGGTCTATCGCTTTGACAGCAGCCGAAATGTGTTCGAGGAGCTGCCGACGCTCAAGGCGAACAACCGCTGGCGCTACGTCCTGGGCATCGACCTCGGCTTCAACGACCCCACCGCCTGGGTGGTGTGCGCGTATCGTGACGGTGACCGCACCCTGTATGTGCTGGGCGCCGACAAGAAGCAGGGCTGCGACATCACCGAGGTGGCGGACCGGACGCACAAGCTAATGAGCCGGTTTCAGTTCGACAGCATCATCATCGACAACGCCAACAAACAGGCGGTCGAGGAGATACGTCGTCGCCACGACATCCCGCTCACTCCCGCACAGAAGCAGGGCAAGGCCGACTTCATTGAAATTATGAACGGCGACTTCATCAGCGGGTACGTCAAGCTGCACCGCAAGACCGCTGCGCCGCTGATAGAGGAGTTGCAGGGCCTGGTGTGGGATGAACGGTCGTTACCCAGGCGCGAAGAGCACCCGTCATGCGCTAACCATTGTGCGGATTCTATGCTCTATGCGTGGAGGCATTGTTACCAATGGCTAAGTGGACACCAGCAAAACGGCTTGCGTGCCGGTAAGTCTGAGCCGGAGTGGATGATTCTGGAGTACGAGACCGAACTAGAGAGGCAGCTTGAGCGGCAACTGGAAGAGCGCCGCTATCAAGACCAGCAAATGTCGGTCTGGAGCGAAGAATGAAGCCCGCTGACGTGTTGGCCTGGATTCGGTTTATGCGAGAGCATGGACTAAAGCGCCTGGCCGTGAAAGACTTGGAGTTAGAGCTTGGTAGCGTCCCACAATCCCAATCAACCACCTTGGAGCCGATGGCCCAGCAGGGAGTGTTTGAGGACGCTACCGGCTCTCTTTGTGCCTGCGGACATTCCTGGATAACAGAGCACGCCGAGTCCGGATGTCTGATGGGATGCTCGCACGACCTGTGTTCGTCTCACCCTGGAGCGCCAATTGTCTGACGAGAAGATTGCGGAAATCGCCACTCCCGAAGAAATGGCGCGTATGAATAGCCGGGAGCACTTGTGGCGCTCGGCCCTTTGGGCAGGCTTCACGCATCAAGAGGCTTGCGTCAATGCGCTGACGTCTGGCAAAGTGCCGTGGTTTTCCGAACTTGCACCGCTCACCAGCGAAGAGCGCGTCTATATCATGGGAACGCTGTGCAAGCGGTGGTTCCCTGACCTTTCTGGTGACGCCGAAGTGGATGCCTGGCGCACGCTCCGGCGGATGTACGGCGTAAAGAACCGTACCAAGCGGAGACGCCATGCCCATTGAGTTTCGGGATTTTACCATCGGTGGCGAGCGCAGCGGCGTTCCCGACAAGCTACCGGACAACAAAGAGCGGCGTTGGTGGATGCTCGACGGCCAAGATGCCGCCGACGTCATCAGCGGGACGCTGAATCTGATTCGTGACGCGCAGTCGTTTCGCGCCACCCAATGGATTGTCTCCTCTCGTCTGTATGGCAACCTGTCGCCCACCACCCTGGCTGGTGTGTCGTTTAGCAAGCTGGCCGCGCAGCAGCCGGCGTTACGCGACCGCATCAGCTACAACCTGGTGCAGAGCGTGGTTGATACGGTGGTGGCGAAGATTACCCGCAATCGCCCCAAGCCGTTATTCCTGACCAGCGGCGGCGACTACAAGAAGCAGCGCGAAGCCAAGAAGCTAAACGCCTTCCTGGAGGGCGTGTTCTACGAGAACAGCACCCACGAACTGGGCACTACCGTGTTCCGGGATGCGGCGGTGTGGGGCGACGGCTTCATTCATGTGTTCGCCAAGGGTGACCGCGTCTGTCACGAGCGTGTCATGTCGTCGGAGATTTTCGTAGACGACGTCGAGGCGCTGTACGGTCAGCCTCGGCAGATGCACCGGGTCAAACAGGTCGACCGCCAGGTGTTGTTCGATATGTTCCCGGACGATGCCGCCAAGATTGCCGGCGCAAAGCCGAGTCGCACCGAAGAGGCGGGACGCAGCATCGTGGCAGACATGCTGACGGTGCGCGAGTCGTGGCACCTGCCCAGCGGTCCTGGTGCTGACGACGGGAAGCACGTCATTACTATTGATGGAGCCATCCTCGGCAAGATGGAGCCGTGGCCGCACCAATGGTTTCCGTTTGCTCGTTGTCAATGGGCGCCGCGCCTCTACGGCTATTGGGGCCAGGGTCTTGCCGAGCAGCTTCAGAACATTCAGCTGGAAATCAACAAGCTGCTTTGGGTGATTCAGCGGTCGTTCCACATGATGGGCAGCTTCAAGGTGTTCATCGAGAACGGCAGCAAGATTGTCAAAGAGCACCTAAACAACGAGATTGGCGCCATCGTAAACTACACCGGCACACCGCCGGCTTACGTCACGCCGTCGCCGGTCGCGCCCGAGGTGTTCGCGCACCTTCAGAACCTGATCAACAAGGGCTACGAGCAGGCCGGCGTGTCGCAGCTGTCGGCCTCCAGCCTCAAGCCGGAGGGCTTGAACTCCGGTCGCGCCATCCGTGAGTTTGCCGACATTCAGACGGACCGTCTGCATACGCCTGCCAAGTCGTACGAGAACATGTTCATGGACGTTGCCCGGCTTTCCATTGAGATTGCCAAGGGCATCGCCTCCGAGGAAAAGGACTACGAGGTCCGCGTTCCCGGCCGCAAGTCGCTGTCGCGGGTGTCGTGGGGCGACATCAACCTCTCGCAGGACGACTACGTCATGCAATGCTACCCGGTGTCGTCGCTTCCGACAGACCCGGCGGGCCGCCTCGCTACCATTCAAGAGTACGCACAGGCCGGCTTCCTGTCACCTCGCCAAGCACGTCGTCTGCTGGACTTCCCGGACCTGGAGCAGGTCGAGTCGCTGGCGAACGCCGAAGAGGATTACTTGACGTCGGTGTTCGACCAGATTGTCGACGACGGCGACTACACCCCGCCCGACCCGCTGGACGACCTGCAACTTTCCAAGCAGCTGTGCCTTGAGTATTACGCCAAAGGCAAGTTGCACAACCTGAAGGAAGAGCGGTTGGAGTTGCTTCGCCGCTACCTGGCGCAGATTGCCGAGCTTGAGCAGGCGATGATGCCGCCGCCTCCCGAAATGCCTGTATTACCCGGAATGACCGGCGAGCCGTTAGCACCGCCGATGCCTATGCCAGCCAGCGAACTTGTGCCGAATGTCCCGGCACAGTAACCAAGGAGTAAGTGAATGAGCGTTGAAGGTATGCCGACCAACATGATGCTGGGAGCGACCCAGCCGCAAATGCCGACCGCCGCCGAGGTGGTGCAGGGCGCTGCCGCAGAGGCGCCCGCCGTAGAGGCACCACTAGCCGCGGAGCCCGCACCGGAGCAGCCTAAGGAGCGTAACTCGGAGCGTTTTGCGGCGCTGGCCAGGAAAGAGGCCGAGGTCTACCGAAAGCAGCAGGCCATCCGGCAGCAGCAGGCCGAGATTGCCCGGCAGGCCGAAGAGGTCAAGGCTTTCCAAGATTTGCGTCGGCAGGCTGCGCTCAACCCGCTGGAGGCGCTAAAGTCGTTGGGCCTAAGCTACGAGCAGATTACAGAATACATGATGAACGACAACAAGCCGACCCCGTCGCTTGAGGTTGTTTCGCTTCGGCAGGAACTTGAGGAGTTCAAGAAGCAGTCCCAGTCGGAGCGCGAGGCTGCACGCCGCGCTGCCGAGGAGATGGCCGCCAAGGAGCAGCAGCAAATCATCGAGCAGTTCCGTGGCGAGGTATCGGAATACGTCAAGCAACATTCTGAAACTTACGAGTTGACGGCGCTTTACGGTGCCGATAATCTCGTGTATCAGGTTATCGAGGAAGCATTCAATCAATCAGGCAAAGTCCTTGCTATTCCAGAGGCCGCCAAGATGGTTGAAGAGCACCTTGAGGAGCTGGCGCAGCAAGCGCAGCGGACCAAGAAGTTTGCAGCGAAGCAGAGTGTGGCCTCACCGCAGGCGCCAGTTGCCGCGTCCGTCCCGAGGTCGGGACCAACGTTGAGCAACGACCTGACGGCAGCAGCGACTGGAAGCCCGCAGCGACCGCGTACTGATGCGGACCGGGTTGCAGCCGCTCTTGCTCGGTTAGAGGGTCGGTAACCACACGCCCATAGCGCGAGTTACGCGCAAATCACAGTAAGACCAATTCGTCTTTCCTTTTGCCTCGCATGGTGCGGGGTAAATCGACTCTTTGCGTGCAAAGCACGCGGTAGGAACTCCCATGTCTTGGCCCGGACCCGGTACTCCCCCGACCCCCGCTCTGAATCAGACGGGCGGCCCGTCGTTCTCGTTCGACCTTGGCGCTGCCAACGCGGCGCTCAAGGAGCTTTATGACGACCAGAAGATTGCCAACCTGGTCTACAAGAACAACCCCTTCTTGGCGATGGTTCCCAAGATGGAGGAGTTCGGCGGCAAGTACATGCCGATCCCCCTCATCGTGAACACCTCGCAGGGCCGCAGCGCCACCTTCTCGTCGGCGCAGGGCAACCAGACTGCGGCCACGGTTGAGTCGTTCGCCCTGACCCGCGCGTCGAACTACAGCATCGCGCAGATCGACAACCAGACGATGCTGGCGTCGAAGACCGACAAGATGGCGTTCATCAACGGCGCCACCGTGGTCATCGACGGCGCTATCCGCGCCCTGACCAACAGCCTTGCCACGCAGCTCTTCCGCGACGGCACGGGCTCGATTGGCGTTATTGGCGCGTCCAGCACCCTTGGCAACATCGTGCTGACCAATGCTTCGGACGTGGTCAACTTTGAGGTCAACATGACCTTGGAGGCCCGCGACCCCTCGACCGGCACGCTGCGGACGGGTGGCCCGGCTTACGTTGTTGCCGTGAACCGCACCACCGGCGTTGTACAGGTGTCCGGCTCGATGGGCGGCGTTGCTGGCGCGGGCCTTGGTAGCTGGGCAGCGTCCGCTCTTGATACGCTGAACGTCCAGGGTGATTACAGCCTGGCTCTGAAGGGTCTGTCGGCTTGGGTTCCGCAGACTACCCCGACCTCCAGCGCGTTCTTCGGTGTTGACCGCTCGGTCGACCCGACCCGCCTCGGCGGCGTGCGCTACGACGGCTCGGCGCAGTCGATTGAGGAAGCCCTCATCGACGGCTCGCTGCTGGTGGCTCGCGAGGGTGGTAACCCGGACGTGTGCATCACCAACTTCGCCAGCTACGCCGCGCTTGAGAAGTCGCTTGGCAGCAAGGCGCAGTACATCAGCTTCGATGGCCCTGCGAAGCTGTACTACCCCGGCATCCTGATCAACGGCGCCGCCGGCCAGATCAAGGTGTTCCCGGACCGCTCCTGCCCGGCCAAGACGGCGTTCCTGCTCCAGATGGACACCTGGAAGCTGTACTCGCTGGGGCCGGCGCCGCACATCGCCAAGTACGCGGACGGGCTTGAGATGCTCCGCGTCTACAACAGCGATGCCGCCGAACTCCGCGTCGTCAGCTACGCGCAGCTTGGGTGCAACGCCCCTGGCTTCAACGCGAACGTCAAGCTGGGCGCGTAATCCCAACCGAACCGAGGGCGGCTCTGGTATTGTGCCGGAGTCGCCCTTTGTTCAAGGAGAATCCCAATGGCAAATCGCACTTTCACGCAGTTCCAGGGAACCCTGCAGAAGGGTGTTGTTACCCTGTTTGCTAAGGTCACCTTTGACGCCGGTGGCGTTCCCACGCTGGTCACCAGCGAGGTCATCAATGCCGGCTCGTCGCCGGTCACCATCAACCCGTCGAATGGCTTTGCCAGCGTGGCGCAGCTTAGCGGCGGCGCATACGACTTCTTCCTCCAGGACCCGTATGTTCGCCTGCTGGCCCTGACTGGCATCAAGACCGACGCCGGCAGCAACATCACCGTTCCGGTGATTGTTGGCGACTCGCTGGTCAACGACCAGACGACCCCCAAGCTGGTCGTTCAGTTTGGGACGCCGGATGTTGGCGGCAGCTTTGTCGGCACCGACCCGGCCTCGACCACCATGCTGTTCAGCGTTACGCTCGCCAACAGCACCGCGCTCTAAGGAGGCTGTCATGGTTCACGACGAGAAGGCGGCTGTTGCCATCATCCTCGGCAAGATGAAGCCCAAGAAGAGTATGGGCGAAGGCAAGCCGGAGCACGGCGGCGGCAAGGTCGGCCACGGTCACGCGATGAAGGCGTGCGCCGAGGACCTGATTGAGTCGGTCAAGGCCGGCGATGCTGACGGAGTAGCCTCTGCGTTGATGTCAGCCTTCCAGATTGCGGACGCCATGCCGCACATGGAAGGCCCGCACGAGGACATCGGCGAAGAGGAAGAGGACGAAGGCTACTAAGGCAGACAGGCGGGAGGGGCGTCGGTAAACCCGGCGCTCCTCCTTCTGTATCGGAGGCGCGATGACCTATCCCGTAATGACGCTGCCGCAGTTGCGGGAGGCGACACGTCAACGCGCCGACATGGTGCACTCGACTTTTATTTCCGACGAGGAGTTCAACTCCTACATCAACGCTTCGTACTTTGAACTGTACGACCTGTTAGTTCAGAAGTACGGCAACGACTACTATGTGAAGGAATACAGCTTCTCGTTGCAGGGCAACGTCGAGCGTTATGACCTTCCCGAAGACTTTTACAAGCTGCTGGGCGTCGACCTGTCGATTAGCAACGGCCCCGATGGCTACGTCACCCTGCGTCCGTTTTCGCTGGCCGAGCGCAATCGCTACTCGACCGCAAACGTGCAGACGTGGATTGGCGTAACCAACCTGCGTTACCGTTTGAGCGGCAACAAGCTGTGGTTTACGCCGTCACCCAACATGGGTCAGACCATTCGGCTCTGGTACATCCCGCGACTAGAGAACTTGTTCGACCCGGTGACGCTGACGGTAGCCGCGCAGCCGGTTTCGGGTGATACGCTTACGATAAATGGCGCGTCTGTTATCAACCTGTTCGCGGAGTTGGGCGCCACGATTCCTGTAACCGCCACGAACATTGCCAACGCCATCAACGCGCTTGGTGGTGACGTAACCGCGACGGCGCTCAACAACGTGGTGACGCTGACCAGCGCCACAACGACGCCGATTGGCTTGCTGGTCGAGAACACCACCAGCCCGACGCCTACTCCCGGCGCTACCACTCGCATCCAACTTTCGGCCGCTTCCGTTATTGGCAACAACACCACCGCTGACGGCGTTTCCGGCTGGTTGGAGTACGTCATCACCGACGCCGCCATCAAGGCGCTTCAGAAGGAAGAGTCGGACGTGTCGGTGCTGATGGCGCAGAAGATGGCGCTCATCAAGCGCATCGAGGCGGCCGGCGAGAACCGGGACGCTGGGATGCCGGCACAGGTGGCAGACGTACAATGGACCAACGGCACCTGGCCGTTTGGTAACGGCTTTGGTGGCGGCGGTGGTATCCCCTAATGCCGACGCTCAAGCAACTCGCACGCATCCAGAGTAGCGATGAAGCACTCAATCGCGTGCAAGACCAGCTTGCGTCCGCGCTGAACCCCATTCTTCGGAATGTGAAGGGCGACCTCTCGGGACCCCTTGAGAGTCCCACCGTCAAGGCTTTGCAGGGCGTTAGCCTTTCGCCGGCAACACCCAGTAACGGGCAGACGCTGGTCTACAATAACGGCGAGTGGGCACCAGGCACCACGGGTGGTGTGGTTACCCTGGCCGGGGACGTGACCGGACCCTCGACCGCAACGGTGGTGGAACGTATCCAGGGTCAACCCGTCTCCAGCGCAGCCCCCAACCCAGCGGATGTCTTGACTTGGGACGGTGCCCAATGGGAGGCCGCACCTATTCCTGCCCCGGTGATCACTCTTGCCGGGGATGTTACCGGGCCGGCATCGTCAAACACCGTCGAGGCTATACAGAACACCCCGGTATCTGCCGCAGCTCCCTCTACCAATGACGTGCTGCTGTACTCTGGCACGGAATGGGTGCCGACACCGCAGGTAAGCCTGGTGTACCCTAAGCCGCCGCCAGCTTGGGGAACCGAGTTTTTGTGGTGGAAACTAGATGACGCCTCGCAGCCTGGGACTGCCGCCAACACGGTGGTCAATTACGGTTCGTATGGCGCGGCAACTTTGACCTCAACTGTAGGTGGTGCGTTTTCCTCCAAGTTGCCTGCACTTGAGGTGCCGCAAAACTTCCAGAAGGCCGCTTACAGTAAACCGGTATCACCGGCGGCTTATTTCTCTGGCGCAAACGCTGCCATTCCCGCTGCTGGCACGGCCCTGACGGCAAGCTGCTGGATGACATGCCAAAATGATTCGCAAAACTTCTATTTCTTCCAAAAGTTTAGGACCGCTGGCACAAGAACTGTTTCGCTTTTTACGGTATCACAGCGGTTGCAGGGGAGTATTTACACCGCAACCCTTGGCAGTATCACGACGTTTTCCGTGGATGGATTCCTGGCTCCGCACAGCATCAATTTTGTTGCAATGACGTATGATGGTGCAAACCTAAGGCTTTACGTCAACGGCAGGCAGGTAGCTACAACCACCGCTACTGGTAACCTAGACTGGAACCCGGCTTCTCCATTAGATTGGCGCATCGGAGTTGATACCACCAGCGGCGGCAGCGGCTGCATCTGGGATGTTAGGATTGCAACGTCCGTAAGAACCGAGGCTCAACTGCTCTCCGACTACAAGTACGGCATGGGCTACAGCTACTGAGGTAACGCGATGTCGACCGCAAACATGAGCCTGACGCTGCCGACCGTTTCGCAGACGCCTGGTCCGCAATGGGCGAGCGAAATCAACAGCGACCTGTCGTTGATTGACGCGCACGACCACACCACCGGCAAGGGCACGCCGGTCCCGGTGGCGGGTCTGTTGATTGACGACGATATTGATTTTTCTAGCGCACACGGAGTCGAGAACTCCACATTTCTTCAGCTTGCCTCGTCCGCTGTAAGCATCCCGAATGGTTCCCTTTTTCGTAATGGCCTTGGCAGTCTTTTTTATAAAAACACCTCCGGCGTTTCGGTTCCGATTGTTGTTGGGTCGTCAGTTGTTGCACCCGTTGGCTCTGGTTTTTTGAATCTAACCCCGCCCGCTGAAGCCGTTTATAATGGCGGCGTATTTGAACTATGGCAGGACAACACGCCTGGCAACCAAATTGCTGGCGCCCTACAATGCGGTCCAATTTCTTTCAGTCGCAACACGGTTGGCGCACCGGTAATGAATATTACGCCAAGCGCGTCTATGGTCATTGGGTACACGTTGACAATGCCCCCGTCGTTGCCGGCATCTGTCACTTCTCTCTTGGCGACCAGTACAGCTGGCGTTCAGTCAAACATAGCTCCCGACAACAGCACGATTGAAATCAACAGCAGTACGCTTCGGGTCAAGCCTCTTGGGATTGACACGGCACAGCTTGCGAATGAGTCCGTAACCACCGCCAAAATTGACGACAACGCTGTAACGCAGGCCAAACTTGGTCCTGCCGTGTTTTCGGTGTCTGCCTCGGACACGGGGGCCTACTCGTCTTCTGTCCCCGTGGGACCGCCGGCAACGCTGGTTACTGGCCTTAGTGTTTCATCGGTGACGCTTTTTGCCAACCGGCCGGTGATGGTTGGCGTGCAAGCGTCAAGACTGTCTCCGCTCAACAACGCCTTCATCAGAAGTCAAACACACAATACCAGAATTTATTTCAAGGTTACTGAGCCCGGCGGCTCTACCTCATTTATTATGAATCAGATAGAAATTGATACTGGTGCGTTTTTCCCGCCGTCGTCTTTGCTTGGTTGGTTTACGCCTACCGTTTCCGGTGTTTTTGGTTTTGAGGTTTTCGCTGAAGGCATTGGTGGTACCTCAACATTGTCCGTGAACTACTGCCGCTCTTACGTTTATCAGTTTTAGGGTGGTGCCATGCTTGACCGTCAAACCATTGTTATGCCATTTGGGCAGGGTGTCGACACCAAGACCGACCCCAAGCAGGTGGTCGCCGGCAAGTTACTGGAGTTAGAAAACGGCGTATTTACCACCCTCAAGGCGCTTCGTAAACGCGATGGAAACGTGCAACTAGACAATACCGTCGAGGGTGGTGGTGCCATCACCAACGGCTCAGGCCTTGCCACCTACGGCGACGAGCTATTGCTCGCTAATGGCTCCGAGTTGTTTAGCTACGTTGAGGGCAACGACTCCTGGCGCAGTAAGGGAGCGTTTGTTTCGACCCAGGTTGGCTTGAACTCGGTGGTGCGCGACGGCTACACGCAATCCAGGCCCGACGCAGCGGTTGCTGATAACGGGCTTCGCGCTTTCGCCT